GCAGCTCTCTACGGTGAGGGAGAATATCCCTCTCACACCTCGGAGAAATCCGAGGGGCCCACCGGGGAAATCATCCCGGAAGTAACACACCTCCAGGCACGGGATTCTAGCGAATCCACGGCCCGAAGTGCGACCACTTGTGCACTACGCCGCTGCGGATCTTGAACTTCGGATTTCTCCGAGATCCAATAACCGCAGTGGGCAGCGCTTCCTCGTCTACGGCGCCCCTCATGTCAAGATTATACAAACTCTTGAGGAGGAACGCATGGTCGTCGAATCGCCGCAGAGGTGAGACCTCTGAAACGAAACGATATCGGAACCCCTCGTGTCCGTGAGGAGCACGTTGGGGAGTAGCCTCGTCAAAGTCTTGGACGAGACCACCATCGCCTACGCCATCAGGGATAGGGAACCGGAGCTGCTGAGGGATCTGCGAAACGACTCGGTCATAAACTGACCGGTAAGTCCCGTCGATCCCGTACGCCATCCGACTCCACCTCTTGATGGAATTGGCTAACCAATATCGCCTGATCACATTGTTCACAGGTCGACGAATGTAGAAAGGACTCACGTCCGCCCCGTTAAAGTAGTGTTTACCACAACTTTCACGGAATGGCCCATCCACAAAGGTCTTCTTCTCATTCGGCACGAAGCCGATAAGGGAGATAGCCTCGAGGATGTGACCAACAAACTCAGTGGGGACGACAATGTCATCCCCGTACACGAGTGGCGGACGGCCCTTCCATCCATGAGCATCGAGCACGCTCGAGCAGATCGCCCAAAAGATCAGGGTCTCCAGCTCGAAGTTGTACCCATTGCCCATAGATGAGAACTTCTGGTAAACAACACGCTCACCAGAAGGAAGAACTCCCGACGGGGATCGGCTCTGCTCAAGAGCCTCAAACCATCGGGCAGGCAGGAGCGATCTGACAATCTCGTAAGAGACAGTGTCACTCGCCATGGATAGGTCGATAGTTGCTAACGACCCATCAATGCTTCCAATCCTAGCCGCCTCAGCGTTATGCTGCTGCGAGTCTGGCAATAGAAGACCTACTCTGTTAAGACGTTTCCGTATCATGCGACCAATACCAAGCTGGACGATCAAGTTCAGCTCGGGCTCGATTGCAATGACACGGTCCGTCTTAGCGTTCTTCGGGACAGTGGTAACCTTGTTTCCATGTACACACTCCAGATGACTCGGATTCCATCCAGGAACCGAAGCCACCATGGCGCGTGCAACGGAGAACAAGTCATGCGTCACGTGAGGTATACCTCTAAACTTGTAATAGACGTCTCGATTCGCCCTTGCTAGGCGAGTTGTAGCGCCACGACCCCAATAGGAGTACTGGAAGACCTCAGGCCACGAAAACCGACCCAACAACCTCTCGATTTTCCGCATTGCCGCTAACAAAAGCGGATGCGCTGGGATTCCAATTGTGGAACGTCCCAGGGAGGATAGTAGGCGACGATTCGTGTCCTTACAAAGTCTTTCAGCCTCGGAGAATTTGCCCAGGGCTACGTGTGCACGATCGATACCGAGATCCCATTCCGGGTATTTCGACATCATCTCGACACAGAGGTAGTCCCGGCCAAAAGTATCTGCATTCGAATAGGTCGAAGGATCTATTGAAGCAGATACAACTCTCGAGTAGTCGCCAGTCTTGATAGACTGAGCGATACTGCTCGAGAGCTCCGTATTGAGCAAGGAAAACATATCCTGCGCAATACTTGGGGCTATACAAGCATCGTAACGGTACAGACTCTGAGAAGGGTCTGCAGCTCTTTTCCGATTTCTCACGGGTTATAACCTCAGTAGAGATTGGTGATGCAGAAGCTACCGCTTGGGACGAGAGCCCCAAAACTGTAGCAAGGATACCAACCAGGATAGCCACGATGCGATTCGGCCGATTTGTTCTTCGGACGGACCGTTACGTGACATGATCCAGGTCCTCAACTACGCTCTTAAACAGAGCGGAGTCGATGATCCCCACAAGGAGCTTTCGCAAGTCCTTGCGGTTCTGCAGCGTGCTATCCTGCGGCAGGATGAACTCGACATTCGACCGGAGCGTGTAAGCGACCTTAGGGACGCTAACACCGTTGATCACTTCCGTGACCAACACCGGCATGGCGAAACTCAGCTGCGAACGGTAAACACGCGAGCCGTTTGACCCCGCCGGATCGCGAAGCGAGATACCCAGAGACCAGTAACCACTGGCGTGAGTAGCCGACTTCTCGTTCCACCTGGCAGTATCACCGTCAATCTTATTTGGATTGAACGTATGATTGATAGGAGTGGCGGCGGCGTCTGGTACAACAATTGTGGTGATATCCACAGAATTACCCCTTTGGGTTGTTGTTAACCGAAAAACGAGCGTAGCAGCGCAATAGCGCTGATAGCACGTTTTGCGGAGCTAATGCCTTTTCCTTCCGTCAAAGACGGAAGCCAAGGCTGCGGACTCGACCCATAGACACTGCGAGAAAACTGCATGTGCTTCTGGTGTGAAACAGGTGACCCATTAGAAGGTCTCTGATTCACAGCGTATCCGGAGTCATACCTGATGGTACTGACCCCGAACTCGCGATGAGCACGGGTGATCCTGCTGGCCGATCCACCCTTGAAGGACCATCCCACGGTAGCATCCAAGCTACTTAGGTATGTCCCAAGAGGAATGAACCAATCAGCAACGAAGCTAAAAGGCACCAGCTCCCATGCCACTTCGAGTGGATTCGTCAACCCGATCTCCGCTGCTGTTGCCAGCATCGGATTCTCGAGTACGTAATCCAACCGTACGTAGCATCGGTTCCGGATACGAGTCCTCATCCATCCAGTACCTATAAGATTAGTACTGAATGGCTGGAAGGTCATATCGCGGACGAACTCATCCGTATAATCTTGGGTCTTTGCGGTGGTATGGCACGTATACCGATCTTCAAATCGCTTATCGCGATCCATAAGCTCAGTGAACGAGCCATAAATATCACCATACAAAGGCTGCCAACCATATTGATGAGCTAGCCAGACGTTCGCAAGTACCTTATCATCATGCCCGCGTCGTGCTAGACGTTTCAGCTCCTTTTGGGTGCCGGACTCTAGTACAGCGCAGGACAGATGACGGGCCATATTGCGAAAATCCAGGTGCCTTGCCGCTTTCAGCGCGCTGTGGAGGTTCTTAGCAGTTTTCGCTAATTGTTCCGCAACGGCAGCACGTTCTCCAAAGGCGACAGCAAGATTGACATTTTGCTGTTTTACCTTCCTGAGAGCACGCTGCTCCGCCCGCACATGAAGTACGGACGGAAACAGAAGCGACGCAGGTAACTCGTAACGGGAATCAACTTCCGCCGGTCCGGCGTACGTTGCCTTAAGACCCATTCGAGGGGGATAAACATAAGGCGAATCGTAGTCAACGCGAACGTTGACCACAGGCCTTATATTCTGTCCTTCTCTAAGGGTTCGGCTGTACTCGGTCGGTGGTCGCCAGCTTCCCGGGATCGTCTTCGTCAGAGGGGACCTTGTATCGGTCATGACCTTTGATTTGAACGATCGGGTCCACCCTTCGGGGCTTACGATTCCATCGGAATAGTAAGTACCCGATTCGTAGATATCCATTTTACACGAGTCTCCTGTTTAGCGTGAGGGGTCAGTCACAATTCGACATTCAATACGAGCGTTCTGAACGCGTCTCCTGCAAGGGAAGACACGCACAGTCCATAGTAGAGCAGGAAGTCAGCTCTGACAGCACAAACAAGCTGCCAGAACGGGACCTCCGACTCACAGGTCGTCCGATCGAACATATCAAGATCGACCTCGAGCAGGTAGTAAACCTGCGCGAGTGTCTTGATAAGTGTACGAGCGGCGGCCACACTAAGGAAGCTCTCCTCAACAAGGCCACGAATTTCTTCGTGAATCATCACATATAGTTCAAACAAACCGTGATCGTCCACCCGAATCACTCGGATGTACGACGGATCGTAGAACTTAATGATGATTGTGCCCTTGCCGTTCTCGCGACTAAAATCGATTTGAGCGTGCATAGAAGTACTCCTTTGTTGGTTGGTTGAATGGCGAAGAAGGGCTGACCCC